TTCCAGGCGAGAACCTCATCAGGTTCGTCTCGAACCTCGGGCAAGGGGGAGCGACCGGTGCGGGCCTCGGCCTGGCGCAGGACGCGGTCAGTCGCGTCACCGTCCCCGGCGCCGCCCGTTTCGTCGAGAACCTGACCGACCCGGTGGCTCGGGACATCAACCGCAAGGGAGTGGCCTCGCTCTGGGAAGGGACGATGGCCAACTGGCCAGGGCTCGCGCAGCAGCTTCCAGCAAAGATCGATCCCACGACCGGCGACGTGCTGAACAAAGTGCGTAGCGGCGCTGGCATCCTGGTCGGTGGGCAGCAGGACGTTGAGAGTCCCATCACTCAGGAAGCCAACCGTCTCAAGAAAGAGGGGTACGCCGTCAATCCGCCCAAGGTCTACCCTGACACCGTCACCATCTCCGGCGCGCAGGTCAAGCTTTCTCCCGACGAGCAGCGTAAAGTGACCATGATCACGGGGAAGACGCTCGGCGATTTCGCTGACCGATTGACCCGGCCGGACTACCAGAACTCGACCGATAACCGAAAGGCTCAACTGATGCAGTCCTACCTGAACGCGGCGGAGCGGACACGCCTGTCTGCGGTGCGTCAGGTGCTCGGCCAGCCGGAGCTGCGCCGGCGGGTACTCGCGGGAGGCCGGACGGTAGGACGCCTGACCACTCAGACCGCGGCACCGGAGGTCCCCTTCCTGAGCAGTTCTGGTCTTTCAGCGGACGAGCAGCAGCAGCTCGCGGGAGTGGCTGGATAAATGCCGACTATCTCGTCTCTGGTCAGTGGTCTTGGCGAAGGCTGGAAGGTCGTCGGCAGTGGCCAGCCGATCGAAGAAATCACCAGCATCACCAATCCGGCCGCGAACGATCCGACTGCTCCTGAGGGGACGCAGCCGCGACTCCAGCAGGGCACCGGTCGCTACTACGTGGTGGTCCAGGACGCCGACGGCCACCAGCGGGCGATGTATCTCAAGGCGTCGCCCATCAAAGGCGGACTTGAACCTCCGCAGACTGGCGTCAGTAAGCCCGAGAACGAATACCGCGGTGACTTGACCAAACTGGACTGGCAGCAGGCCGGTGCGGTTGCCGACGTGCCGAAGAGTTCGCCACAGGCGTCGCAGGCACTGATCGATGACGCGAGCAAGGCGAATGCCGAGCAATCGCGAGCGTCGGCCGACTATGCAACTGCCCAGGCCGATGCAGTGCGCGCGAAGCAGGCGCTCGACAACGACCCGCAGAACCGCGCGCTGCAGGACGCGAGCGCGCAAGCAACGCAGGCGCTCAACGCCGCACAGGCCAGGAACCAGGATGCAGCAGCGGCTGCAGCGGCTGCTGACACCGCGCTCAAGCAGCAAGCGGCACCGGGTCAGATCGCGCTCACGGATGCCCAGCGGCAGGTCCAGGAAGCGAACGCGGCCAAGATCGAGGCTTCGACTTCGTCCGACATCGGTCTGACTCAGGCACAGACGGCAGCACAACTTGCAACCGCGGCGAAGGCGGCCGAGCCGACGGTGCTCACCGCGGACACCGTCGCGCCGCTCATCATGACGATGAACCCGGCCACCGGAAAGATCGAGTCGCAGCCCAACGGGAACCGGATCACGGCAAGCGAAGCCACGTCGCAACTCGCCCAGCAGTTGGGTCTCAAGGTCGCGCAGGGCTCGATGTCCGAGAAGGATGCCCAGGACCTGATCACCGGCGCGATCAACACCATGAACGCGCAGACGGCTCAGACCAATGCGCAGACGCAGCAGCAGCAGAACCAGGTGACCGCTGCTGGCGACATCCTCAGCAACGTCCGCGGCAACGCGCAGACCGGCGCGGGCATGCTCCAGCAGCGAGCACAGACCGCGCAGGGCATGCTCGGCCAGATTCTGGGGATCGCGGGCCAGGGTCAGCGCTCGGGCAACTTCGGTGGCGGGCTGATGTCCGCGCCGGCGGGGCTCGGTGCTGGCATCGTGAACGGTATCAGCGGCTGGACTTCCTCATTGATGGGCGGACAGGACACGCTCGACTCTGCCGCACGGTTGGTGCAGATGGCGGACCCGAAGTCCAACATGGCAGACCCGGCCATGCAGACCGCGGTCGGCGCGCTGACGACCATGCTGGACAAGTACCACCAGGTCACGGGTCAGCCGCATCCGGCCGTGGCGGCAACGGCAGCAGCGAATCAGAGTCAGCAGAACAACGGCGTTACAGCACCGCAGACAGCGGCGCCGGCTCCGAACCCCGCGTACGCCTCGGCCGGTGCCGGCGCGGTCAACTCAGGCTATGCGGGCAGTGGAGGCAGTCCCTGGGGGAACGCGCCTAACGGGTTCCCTGCTCCGGTGACCGTGGGCTCCAACCCGTACGCCTCGAGCGGAGTGGGCGCGGTCGGCGCAGGGTTCGCCGCACCGCAGACGCAGACGCGCCCCACCATAGTCATAAACACATGACCTCAGACGACATGCTTCCACGTCGTGCGGTGGACAATGCGGGCAATGGTGGACCGACTCATTGGATATCTGCGAGCGAGCGAGTGGATAGATTCTCCATTGGCCCACGCAGTACGAAGTTCGGTCACCTCCGCATCGGTGTACCTGGAGTTTCCGTTGCGCATTCCAGGCGCCTTGTTGCGGGGTCCATTGCTTGCCCATCGCTGCTTGTCCGCCATGTCGCGAGTGTTCTGAGCTTGAGTGCAAAGGAACAAGTGCTCGGGCCGCACGCAGGCGGGGGTGTCGCAGTGATGGCAAACGGAAAGTCCGGGCGGCACTTCTCCGTACGTGAGTACGTAAGCCACTCGGTGAGCTCCCAGCGAGCGGCCGCCGCGACCGCCGCTATTGATGCGGCCATACCCCCGATGGTTCTTCGCGCTCGTCCAGATCCAGCACGTATCAGTGCGTCGGACCTTTGGCCAGAACCGCTCCGCCAGCGGTTTACAGGGAGGCATGAACCTGATTGTAGGACCGGGGCGCTACGGAAGGTCAACACCTGATGGCTGACACCTACGACACCAAGAACGGTCAGCAGACCGTTAGCACGATGGCGCAGCAGCTCCAGAATGCGGGCTGGGGCGGGGACACCTCGAATGCCGCATCGGTGGTCAACGCCTACGCCACGACGACCGGCGCGAGTGTCACGCCACAGGGCACCAGTAGCAGCACGAGTAGCAGCGGCGGCGGGAGTCCAGCACCGGCACCGGCGCCAGCCCAAGCGGGAGGTGATCTCGGTGGGCAGATCGACAAACTGCTCGCGGCCATCGCCTCTGGCAACAAGCAGGCATTCGACGAGACGGTCCGCGAGTTCAACCAGACCTACGGACTCGACCAGGCGAAATTCACTGAAGCAGTCCGCCAGTTCAACCAGGGGTACCTGATCAGCCAGGCGGGTGTCACCGGTCAGTATCAGGGTGCGCCGACGCTGGCCGCGCTCAAGCAGCAAGCAGACATCGCTGCACAGAAGTTGGCAGGGGCTCAGGCCGATGCCTCGCTGACGGGCACCTATCAAGGTCAGGCGACCCTGGCGTCACTCAAGCAGCAGGCGGATATCGCTTCGCAGCAACTCCAGAACGCGATGACTGCGGCAGGCTTGACGGGCGTCTACAACGGCCAGCAGACGCAAGCCGCGCAGGCACAGCAGTTCGGTCAGGGAGTGACCGCGGCGGGGCTGACGGGTCTGTACAACGGCGCGCCCACGCTCGCAGCGCAGCAGCAGGCGTACAGCCAGCAGATGGGCGTGATCAACGCTGCGCAGACCGCGCAAGCGAACCCGTTCCGACAGCAACAGTTGTACGGCCAGGCAGCGCAGATGTTCGCTGGCAATCCGGTGCCAGGCTTTCAGGCTCCAGGGACGGTGGCGGGTGTCGGCACCGCCGGCGGCAACAGTCAGGGTGGGCTCGGATATTTGTCAGCCATGATCGATGACATTCGCTCGCCACAGGCTAATCAGACCAGCGCGGACACGTTCCTGGCGCAGACGCCGACGCCCAACAAGATCGACTCGCAGTCGTTCCTACGGTCGAATCCATCAACGCAGAACATCATCCTGCAGGCAATGCAGGAGAAGTACGGAGTCGACCCGACGGACGCGATGCAGCAAATCAAGAACACGCTCCCTCAATTCACCGCACCTCAGACGGTCGGGGTGGTCCGGAGAGGCTGATGCCGCTGAAGAAGTCCGGGTCCAAGGCAGCGTTCAAGAGCAACATCCGCGAGATGGTCAAGAGCGGCCGACCGGTGAAGCAGGCAGTTGCCGCGGCCTACGCAGCCCAGCGCGCGGCGGGAAAGAAGAAGTAGATGCCTGGCGATTGGGAAAAATCGGTCCATCCTGACCTCGTCGACGACGAGCCGGCTGAGCAACCAGAAACGCCGCGGTCGCGTCCACCACGTAGCCGCGGTACAGATACGGCACCCTCCGTCCCTCCAACGGACCAGGCCGTAGGCGAGGTGACGTCAGAGGCTATTGCGGACTCTGACGCCGCCGAGCCCTCGTCTCCCGAAGCACCTGCAACACCTGACTGGTTCGCTCAGGTCAAAGACGCGAAGGACCCAATCGAAGCATTCAAACTGCTGACGAAGAACCTGCCGGGCAACGTCACGGACACTGATGACTACGTTCGCGGTTGGGTTGGGCAGAAGGTTGACCTGACGCGGCGTAAGCAGGAACGCGAAGCGACTGAGAAAGCCAAGTTAGAGGCAGCAGCTAACAACGATCTCTACACCCTGGGTGAGATGACTCAGCGCGAACTGCAAACACAGATCGCGTCGCAGCAAGCAACCCAGGCAGCGGTCCCCTTCATGGACGGTGTCACGTTGTTCCAGAAGGGGTTGCCCGAGACCATTCAGAGAGAGGTCTCTGGTCAGACGTTCGGCGCCGGCAAGTCCCACGCCGAAGGAGTGGCAGAATACATCTCGTTCGTTGTCGACAAGGCAGTAGACCTCGGCGTTGCGAAACGCGAGGCCGCACTACGAAAGTCGTTGCTGAGCGAGATAAACGGCGATGAGCCAGTCCCAGAACGCGATTCCGGTACCCCTGGTCGCGTCCGCGATGTGACTGACGAACAGATAGCCGCAATGTCGCTCAAAGAATACGAGGCGCTGTTCGACGAGAACGGTAGGCCAAAGCCAGGGGTACGCCATCGGTCCACCCGCGGCATCCCCGTTCGACAACATTAGGGGGTAACCAGTGGCTACTGGTGCTTTGGAGTTCGTCGACAAGACGATCTCTGACGGAGTGTTCTCGCCGGATATCTGGTCGAAGCAGGTGCTGCGCGCGACCGAGTCCAACTTGCTCCTGGCGAAGAGCGTCAACCGCGGTTTCGAGAACGATGCGAGCGTAGGCAAGACGGTCAAGGTCTCCAGCATCGGCAACCTGGCGGCTCGCGCGAAGGCTGAGAACACCGCGATCGTCTACGAGACCGTCGCTGAAACCGCGACCACCATCACGCTCAACATCTGGAGCTATGCGGCGCTCGGCATCGAGGACATCGTCAAGGTGCAGGCGATCGTCGACGTCCAGAACGAGTACCAGCAGAAGCTCGGCTACGCGCTGGCGAAAGACATCGACTCGGCGCTCGCGGTCGACGTCGCCGGCTTCACCCAGACCGTCGGCACGCTTGGCACGCCGCTCTCAGACGCCAACGTGCTCTCCGCGGTGCAGCTCCTCGACAACGCCGACGCGCCGCAGACCGAGCGCTTCTTCATCATGAGCCCGGCTGAGAAGGTCGCCAAACTGGCACTCGACCGCTGGTCGAACGCTCTGTACATCGGCAACACCTCGATGCCGGCCAAGAGCGGCATGCTCGGCGACATGTACGGGCTGAACCTGGGGATCACCACCAACCTGGTGAAGCCAGCCGGCGGTCAGGCGAACTGCTTCATCTTCCATCGGGAAGCGCTGGCCTTGATTCTCCAGCGGAGTCCCAAGAGCCATATATTCTATGATATAGACGTCTTCACCTGGAAGTTGGCGGTCGAGGAGATTTACGGCCACCAGATGATGCGTCCGACGTTCGGCGTCTGGGCAAAAGGCGCGGCGTAAGCCGCGTCTACACTCGAATATGGCAACTGAGACGTTCATCGACCGCATGGTCGAAAAGACGCTTGGGCGGACTGACATCCCGCTCAAGCGTGGCCAGAATTACAACTATCCTTTGAGATGGTTCGCAACCCCAAACGGGGACATCGTCCAGCTCCAGTCGGACCCGCAGAACCGAGCGCTCTACTCCGACCTGGGCTTTCATCTGCTGACCGACGTTGCCGCTCGCGGCGAGACGATGTCGGAGGTGGAAGAGTGGGAGAAGCTGGTCCGACCTGAGGTCATCGCCGAGCAGCGCAAGCGAGCCAAACTGATCAACGCCATCCGCAAGGCGGACACCAAGGACCCGACCCTGGGCACGTTGAT